TTGTGCAAATCCTGATAGATAACCAAGTACGTCTTGATCATAGTTATCTTTTAGTCTGTAACCTGCTCTGTCACTTGCTAGTTGAGAGAAGTTTACGTGACTGTGAGCCTCTTCAATATCGTCTATCTTGAAAGCAAAATAGTTTGCTTTGTCAATAGTCAATGTGAAGTCTTCATCGTCAAGGTCTTGAGGCTGAACGTTTGCACCTCTAGCGTATTCCTTAACAGTGATTTCTGGCTCTTTTATTATTTTTACGGAATCACCCATGTTGGCAATCTCACCGAAATAATCGGAGTTAGTGATTGATTCAACAACGGA